CTGCTCCGGTGCTTCCTGCTTCGTCGCTTCCTGCTCCGGGGCTTCCTGCTCGGGTACGGCGTTCTTCTTTGTTGCCATATTCATTTATCCTTTCTGCCCGTAGGTGGGCGAATCCGTTTCCCTTCCGTCACATCCGGCGGGGATGGGAGTGCCCGCCGGATGCTTCGGAAAGATGAAAGATGTTATGATCACGGCCCGCAGGCCGTTCTCATCAGATCTTGACGAGCACGCCGGCTGCCACCAGCTGCTTCACCACGTCAGCGTTCAGGTCGCCCAGGTCGGTGCCGTTGCAGTCCACGCCGATGATCGCGCCGTTCGCGCCCTTCACCAGCTTCATGTTCCGCTTCAGCTCCACCACGGTGCCGTTCACGTTCGTGTAGCAGTTTTCCACAACCTTGTAGGTGGTGGCGTCCTTGCTGGTCACGCACAGGGTGACGCTGGCCTCGCCCATGGTGAACTTCTTGGTCGCCGGGTCCACGGTCACGCCGCCCGCCAGGCAGATATACTCCTTCACCTCGTAGCCGCTGGCCGGGGTGATGGTCAGGGTAACCTGATCGCCTTCAGCCAGGCTGCTGCTCGGGGACGCCGTCGCGGTGGTGATGCCGCTGTCCTTGTACACCGTCACCGTCAGGCTGCCGGCGAAAAGCTGCAGGTCCATGTTCAGATGCTTCATGTGTTTGCTCCTCCTTCTTTGCGGAATACCCGGGCGGGTATTTATCCCGCCCGGGTCAAGCTGTCATCAGGCAGCCCAGTTGTCCAGGTCCACGTTGTCGGTTTCGGTGCTGGAGTAGCTGGAGCCGCTCCAGATGGTGACCATGCGCTCGTTGTACAAAATTTTCGCACAGGTCTCCCCCTTCACGCCTACTGTGCCGTATTGTTCGAGCGGTCCGCCTATCTCGCCCTTGGTCTTGATGATGGTTTCCATTCCGCCGCCTTCCGCGTCGATCACGCCGAAAGCGTCCTTGGCAAACACCATCGTCTTGTAGGTGGCGTAGCTCTGGCCATCGCTCTTGATGACCGGGGCCAGGTTGCTCTCGATGAAGCGGATGCCGTGCATACGGCCGATCTCGCCCGCCAGGATGTCTTCCGCGTCGGTGTAGATACGGGCGTCAATCCATGCCTGGTCGCGGCTGATGTCCTCCGCCACGTCCGGATGCACCACGGCAACATAATATTTGCCCTGGTACTTCAGCATCTTCGCGCCCTTCTTCAGGTTGGTCGCGGCCTTCTTCATGTCATCCACGCGCAGGTTGCAGTTGTAGCTTGCCAGCGCGGTCTGCAGCGCGGCCTCGGTGCTCGGGGTGGAAACATAGGAGCTGCCGTTGTAGGCGCTGGAGAAGATGATGTTCGTGTTGTTCAGCAGCGCGTTCCGGGTCAGCAGGTCGATGGTCAGCCCGTAAGCTGCGCCCAGTTCTTCGGCGGCGGCGGTCTTCGGCTCGTCGATGCTGTGGGCATCCATCAGGTCGGAGATCGCAATGTAGTCGCCCCACTGGGTCAGCTGGCAGGTGATGGCGACCTGGCTCAGTTTCCGGCCGGTCGGGATCACGCCTTCAGTCAGCTGGTGGACAACGCCCAGGGTCTGCCACCGGCGGAATTCCACCGTGCGGCCATGGTTGGCCGGCAGGCTCTGGTGCTTGCCCAGCTGCGTATACAGCAGCTGGTCGCGGGCATTGTCCAGCACTGTGGTGTCATAATAGGTCTTGTCCAGGCTGCTCAGGTCGCTGGTGCCCGGCACAAAGGGTGTGCCCTCACCGGTGTACGCATTCACGTACTGGGTGGTGGCGTTAACGAGGGTACCCGCATCCGCAAACAGCTGCAGGTCCATCCAAAGTTTCTTCATGGGTATTCCTCCTTTTCTTAGCCGCCAGGTATCACAACCTTTCCGGTCTTAACCTGGCTTCTGAATTTGTCGCGTTCCTGGCGCGTCATGTTCCGGAAGTCCATCGGGGCCTGCGCCGCCGGCTGTCCCTGTCCGTGTGCCGCGCCTTCAATCGGGCGCATCCCCTGCGCCCGGATCGTCTGTCCCAGCTGCTTCTGTGCGCGTTCCATGCCCGCCTTCATGCTTTCCGCCGCCAGCTGTTCGCCGTGCAGCGCATAGAAAGCGTCCTTCACGCTGACGCCTACGTTCGGCCCGGTCAGCCGCGCAAACTCCGGGTTTTCTTCCATCTCTTTGATCAGGTCAAACCCCGGGAAAATCTGCTTCAGCTCCTCCGCCTGCTGCGTCAGTTTCTGGAAATGGTTCCGCAGCATCTGCTGCTGGATGCTCTGCTGTTCCTGCTGGCGGTAGCGGGCGTTCTGCTCTTCCAGTTCCTTCATGGTCCGGAAACTGTCCACCGTCATCCCGGCGGCCTCCGCCTCTTCCTCCTCCAGCTGTGCCAGCCGGTCATCCTTCTGGATGGCCTCGCGGATCGCTGCTGTGTCGTCAACGCCGTAAATCTTTTTTGCGGCGTCAATGATGGGCTGCAGCTCATCCAGTTGCTGCTGAAGGTTCGCCTGGTTCTTGAAACGGTCCTTGATGGCGTTCTGCACATCCGCGCCGTACAGATCCTTGTACTTCCCCTTCTTCAGCTCTTCCCATTCGGCTTGAATCGCGTTTTCGTCCGGCTGTGCCTCCGCCTGTGCCGGCTGCTGTGCGGGCTGTGCCGACTGCGGTCTCTGGCCATAGACCTTTCTCAGCTCCGGGTGGCGTTTAATCTGCCGGTTCAGCTCTGCAGCGACCTGAGCGTTTTGCACCTGCTGCCCGTTCCCCAGGGTGTCCCCGGCGGAAATGACTCCGGTGCCTGCTGCGCTGGATTCTGCTCCCGTTGCTGGCGATGCTGCCGGCGCCGCCGGCGCTTCTCCGCCTTCCGCAAACAGCTGCAGATCCATCCTCAAACGATTCATATTCAGTTCCCCTTTCTGCCCGTCGGTGGGCGATCCCTTAAGTGTATTATTTCACGTTACGTGGAATAATTGCAGGTACAAACTTTTTAGTCAATCCGGTCCGCGTTTGCCGCCCGCTCCCGCGCCCGCGCTACGATGTGGTTCTCGTTCGGGTCCGGCGGCCGGTCCAGCGCGTCCGCGCCTCCGCCCAGCGCGGCCGGTGTGCCTCCGCCTGCCTGCTGTGCGATCTTCACGCCCATGTCCGCGCTCACATTCTGCAGCACCATGGCCAGCTGCTGCGTCACGCCCGGGTGCTTTGCTTCGCTTTCCGCCGCCAGCGCCATGGCAATCTGCGATACCTGCGCGAGCACATCCATCATGGTGCCCTGTGCCTTCACCGCCCGCACCAGCTTGTCCTTGTCCCGGAAGTCCATCATGTCCAGCGCAATCAGCGCCTGGTCCGTCATCTGCGGGTTCAGCATGCCGTTGGCCCAGAACTGCAGCGCCAGCTCGTTTTGCGACATTTTCGTATACGCATTCTCCCGCTGTGCGCGGATCTCGATGTCAAACTCCGGTTTCCGGTAGGCCGGCGGCTGTCCGGGCATCGTATCCAGCTCCTGCATCTGCAGCCCGCTGTTGTCAAAGCTCACGAACTCCTCCGCGCCGTCCTCCCCGATAATCCTGAATTGACGCTGCACGTCATAGAACTGGGTGATCCGGCTCTGCACCATGGCCACCACCTTGCGAAAGGCTCGGTATCCGGCGCGGTTGCTGTCCTTGCTGGTCCGCCCGCTGTCTTCCTTCAGCGCCGCAATCGCGCTGGCCGCCGTCACGCCGCTCGGCACGCCGCCGTTATTCACGTCGGTGTTGCCGGTGATGAATTTGATCTCGTCAATCTTTTGCTGCAGCATGTTGTGCACGTCGCTGCCCATGGTCGGCACTTCCCACGCCCGGATCTGGTCAACGCCCACGCCGCCGTTCACATGGATGATCATCTTGCTCAGGTCCATGAATTCCTGCTCGTTGATCGCTCCGTCAATCCGTTCAAAATAGCGCGGGGTCGCGTGCATGGTCGCATTCAGCACCATCGCCTGGCTGATGGTGTCGATGTCGCTCTGCGTATCCTTCGCAATGTCCACATAGCCATATCCCGCCGGGCTGCCTTCCACCGGGTACAGCGGGTCCAGCACAAACGGATACAGGCCGTCCTCATAGTAGCCATTCGCGTATTCCGCCACGCCCTGCATCATCTGCTCCTCACTGCTGAACAGGCATACCTCGTTCACGTACTTGCAGTAATGCACCAGCTGGCGGCCTGCCTGGTCCGTCTTCTTGTAGTACCAGTCTATCACCGTCACCTTGTTCTCCACGTTGGTGGAGTCATCCGTCTTATACGTCCGCTTCGGGATCTGGTTCATCGTGATCTGGCCTTCCAGCTGCGGATACTGCTCCAGCAGGATGTCCTTGTCCTCATAGGCGATATAAAACACGTTCCGGCTCTCCTGGATATCGCTGATCCCCGGCTCCCATATCAGGTTCAGGATGTTCACCTTCTTGATGTCCACATCCCCCAGGCCGTTCAGCTTCTGCCGGTTCCAGAAGTTGCCGTATACGCCCGTGCCTTCGATCAGCTTCTGCCACATGATGTCGTTGTACGCCTGTTCAAAGTCGTTGATCTCCAGCGCCACCGGCACAATCGCGCTCAGCCGCTTCGCCAGCTCCTTGTCGCCTTCCTCCCTGGGCAGGAAAATGGCTTCCGGGAAGTTATCCATCATGTCGGCGTGCTTGCCCACAATACAGTTCCAAAGCCAGCCGGTGTTGCTCTTGTTCGGGTTGCTTCCCTTCGTTCCCCGGCCCGCTTCGATCTGCTGCCAGTTCTTCAGCTTCCACCACTGCTGCGCCGCGATCACGCGCTTATTCACGCTTTCCTTTTTCGCCTGGTAGTCCAGCAGCGTCACGGTGGCCTCCCGCAGCCGCGTCGGGCTCATCAGCCGGCTGTCCTGCTCCATCTCTTTCCGCCGGTCCGCAGTGATCCCCGCCGCGTCCATAATGCTGCGGATGCCCATCCGCTGGCCCATCTGGTAAGCCTCCGCCTGCCCGGTTGTCTGTCCCTGCGTCAGCATATCCAGCACGCCCGGGTCTTCCGCCGGTGCCGGCGTCATCTCCCTGCGCTGGTTTTTCTGTGGTGCCGCCTGCTGTTGCTGATCCTGCCAGCCCACCAGGATGTCATTCTGCGGAAGCCCCTGCGCCTCCGCCGGCTGCCTCCGTCCCCTCAGCCTGTCCCAAATCGCCATGTCAATGTACCTCCTCATATGTCACATAATCCGGATAGCTCTCCGCCATGATCGCCAGCCCGTCCGCCGCCTGCCGGAAGGCCGCCCTGGTCCTCCGCCTCCATCCCGGAAGCGGGCGTCCACGGATCTTGCTCTCCCCTTCCTGCATCGAAAGCGCCGGCCTCATCACCAACTCATACCGCAGCATGTACTGCCCCAAGCAGGTCATGATCGCGCTGATCCCCGCGCACACAATATCCCTGCCCTTCTCGGCCGCGCCGGCGTGCCCCTCCGCCGTCAGCTCCAGCCTGTCCCAGTCCATGGTGATCCTCGTCATTGTTTCCCTCCGTAGAATGTATTCAGCGGGTCCGCGCCGAACATCGGCTGGTAGCTCGGGCTCTCGATCAACGGCTGCACCTGGTACTTGTTCGCCGCATATCGAATTTCATCGGCGGCATGGTCTTCCAGGCTGCTGTCCAGGTCCTCCACAATGTGCTTGTCATGCTGCAGCAGCGGCAGCGTCCGGATCGTGTCCTTGCAGGTGTTGAAGATGTAAATCCTCGGCACGCCCTGCTCGTTAAACTGCAGCCGATACCGTATCTGGTCCCAGCCCGGTATCCGCGCATTATCGCCCGGCTCAAAGTTCAGCCCGTGCTTGTACGCCGCGTCCGCAATGCAGAAACCGCCGTCCTCCTTGAAGATCGCCGGGTCCGCCACTCCGCTGATGATCTTGCCCTTCAGCCAGGGATGCTCCCTCTCAATCCGGGCGATCTCGCTGAATACCTTGTCCGCCGGCCACTTCAGCCCTTCATTCGGCAGCGCCTCGCCGCCGGCGTGCTGCACGCCATAGAATTCTGCGATCCTGTAAAGGATCTCCCCGTCATAGGCCCACCATCCGCAGGAAAAAGGACGGTACGATCCCCAGTCAAAGCTCCTCAGGATTGTCCAGTGCGGCCTCGGTGGGAACGGATTGATTACGTGCGTCCACAGCCGGTCGTCATAGTGGTCCGGATCGTTCACAAACTCGTTGAAGAACTGCCCTTCGTAAATGTCCCAGTCTCCGTCCAGCCATGCCTTCCGTTTCTTCGGCGGCAGGTTCTTCAAGAAACTGATGTACTCCGGGTTCGTTTCCATCAGGATCTTGTTGTCCGTCACCTTGGCCTGCACGAACTGGTAGTCTTCCGGGTTCTCGTCCTCCTTGTACACCCTGTCGATGAATATCCGCTTGATGTACTCATGCCCCGGGCCTCCCGGGTTGCATGTGTAGTAGATCCGCTTCGGGAAATTGTTCGCGCCACGGCAGCTGGCTGCGATGTTCTTGATCCATTCCTCCGGCAGCTGTGTCGCCTCTTCAATGAAGATCACGTCCCACTCATTACCCTGGAAATGGTCCGCATGGCTCTCGTTGTCGTAGTACTCAAAATGGATTGTCGCGCCGTTCGGGAAGTAAAACGTCCGGTCCGTCTGGTTATAATGGGCAATCCCGTTCAGCAGGATCTTCAGCGGCACAATGTGGTTGCTTCGTACATCTACCAGCGTCCGCCGGACAATACAGATTTTGATGCCCTCGCTCCATTTGTTCGGCCGTCCGTACCGGTTCGCCAGCAGCACGGCCTTTGTCCGCGCCACCCAGCTCTTTCCTCCGCCTCGTGCTCCGCCGTATCCGCAGTGTCTGGCCTTCATCTTCAGGAAGCGCATCTGCTTTTCGGACGGCTTCAGCGTAATCACTCTGTCAGCCATCCAGCGGTTCCTCCTCGTCCGTCACGATCCGGAGCACTGTACCGCTCAGCTCTTTCGCCTCCGCCTTCAGCCGCCGCTGTTCCGCGTTCCACTTCTTCGCCGCAAACTTCTGGTCGATGTTCGGCACCTTATACAGCTCCATCTGCGTCTCGGTGGCGACCTGCAGCGCTTTGGTAATGCTCTCCGCGCTCCGCAGGCTCCCGCTTTTGTCCTGCAGGTACTTCACCGGGTCCTCCGCCACCGATGCTGCCAGCTTCTCCAGTCCGGTGATGATCAGCTCGCTGGCGTTGATCAGCCGCTCCAGGTGGTTCACGCGCGCGCGCACGATGCGCTCCCGCGTTTTCTCCTCTGTTTTTTCTGCGATTTTCCCCTTCTGTTTTTTCCAGCTTTCTTTATATGCGCGGTTCTGAATTGTTTTCACGGATAAATGGTATTTGTCCGCCAGCTCCTGCTGGGTGATTCCGCCCTTCAGCCATTCCGCGCGTATTCTGGCCCACGGTGCACCCATATATGATTCCTCCTCTGCCCGTATGGTGGGCGATCCCTATGGTTATTGTTTCATGTTTCGCTGAAAAATTGCAGGTACACAAAAAAAGCGGGCCTCCGCCCGCTCCTGTCTTTTGTCCGGTTATCCTTCCTCCGCGTACATCTCTTCCGTTTCCGCCCGGATCTTCTCCCCGGCTTCCGCCACCTTCTTCTCCACTTCCTCGTCCGTCCAGGCGCGCTCATAGCTCTGCACGCGGAAGATCACGCTGTAGTGATATCCCTCCGCCCCGTCCTCGTCCTTCACCTTGTTCTCGCACAGGTTCCACATCAGCGTCCCGGGAACAAATGTGCCCATCGGTTTCATGTTCACCAGGTCGCTGATCTTCTCCATGCCCTGCAGGCAGCACTCACCAATCGCCAGCGCACGGTTT